AATACATTCGGAATCAACTATACAGTGCCGGGCACTGGCACCTATGCTGGCCAAACAACTATTACAATACAAGGCACAACAATTGAAGATTTCTTAACATCTGTTAGCGGTGCTGGATTACCATCTTATATTAGTTTTTCAATGAACAGTGCTGGAGCATTGGTAATCAGTCATACACAAGGTGGCGATATTATCATATATCCTGGTAACAATGGATTAGCGCCTTTTACCTCAGCTGGATTTACTACTGGCACTCCTTTTGTGCGTGATTTGTTCAACACCACTGGTGCTGGTTTAGTAATCAGTAACTGGACAGATTCACCACAGTTTACATACGTTTCTAGCACTACCGCTCCAGATCGCGATCCAGCAGATGGTCGTTTGTGGTATTACAGTTCAGCTGATCAAGTTGATATTATGATACAAGACAACGGTGAATGGATGGGATATCAAAATGTATCCAATGATGTTCGCGGATATGATTTGACAATGACCAATGCAACTGGTCCTATATGTAGTGCTACTGCGCCAACTACACAAAATGATGCAAGTTCTAGTCCATTACAATACGGCGACCTTTGGATTGACACCAGCGATTTGGAAAATTATCCAATGATCAATCGTTGGGAAAATGTCGAAGGAGTTGATCAATGGGTACCTATCAACAACACCGATCAAACCACTGGTAACGGTGTGCTATTTGCCGACGCACGTTGGGCACCAAATGGCAGCACAGATCCTATTGCTGATCCAATTCCAACAATTGTAAGTCTGCTGACAAGTGATTATTTAGATTTAGACGCACCAGATCCTAGCTTGTATCCACAAGGTATGTTGTTGTGGAATTCACGTCGCAGTGGATTCAATGTCAAGTCATTCCAGGTTAACTATTTTAACGGACAATCATTCCCAGACTCATCATTACCAGACGTAACAAATGCATGGGTAACTACATCAGGTCTCAAAGCCGATGGTAGTCCATATATGGGACGTCAAGCACAACGTGCATTGATCGTAGCTGCATTAAAATCAGGAATTGATACAAGCACCGATATCCGTGAAGAACAACGCCAATTTAATTTATTGGCTTGCCCACAATATCCAGAATTAATGCCAAATATGATTGGATTAAACAACGAGCGTAGTGATACTGCGTTTGTAATTGGCGACACACCATTGCGATTAGACCCACAAGATATTCTTACTTGGGCATCAAACAACAATGGACTTGGATTAACCACAGGTGATGGATTAGTCTCTGCTAGCGATTATATGGGTGTTTTCTATCCAAGTTGCCAAACAACTGATTTAACTGGTAGCCCAGTAGTAACTGCTCCAAGTCACATGATGATTAGAACAATTATTCGCAGTGACGAAGTATCATATCCATGGTTAGCACCAGCTGGTGTACGTCGAGGTGTAATCGACAATGCAGTACAAATTGGTTATATCAATGCAACAACTGGTGAATTCCAGCCATTAGGTGTTAATCAAGGTCTAAGAGATGTATTGTATGAAAATGCAATTAATCCAATTACCTTTATTCCTGGTGTTGGTATCACTAACTTTGGTAATAAGACTGTAACTTCGGTGGCAAGTGCCATGGATCGTATTAATGTTGCTCGTCTAGTAGCGTACATTCGTGGCAGACTTGAAACAGTTGGCAAACAGTACTTGTTTGAACCAAATGATCAAATTACACGTAATCAAATTAAGAACAGTATCGACGGATTAATGCAAGATTTAGTTGCTAAACGTGGATTGTATGACTATTTGGTAGTTTGTGATTTAACAAATAACACACCTGCACGTATAGATCGTAATGAACTATATGTAGACATTGCTATCGAGCCAGTGAAAGCAGTCGAGTTTATCTATATTCCAGTACGTATCAAGAACACTGGAGCAATTGCAGCAGGGGCTTAATCCCCTGCTTTTTGAGAGAGACTCAATGGTAATAAATAACAGCATATAGGAGAGAATACAATGTCAAGTGCATCACTTAATAGAATGTCAGTTTTTGGATCAGGTCAACCGCCCAATACCGGGTTGTTGATGCCAAAACTAAAATACCGTTTCCGTGTAAATTTTACTAATTTTGGCCCATCGGGCGGAGATGTAGTTACATTGACACAACAAGTAATGGACTTCACTCGTCCAACTGTTACATTTGAAGAAATTCCAGTGCCTATTTACAACAGTACAATTAAATTAGCTGGAAAACACAGCTGGGCTGATATTACTTGTAATTTACGTGATGATTCAACTGGTGTAGTTGGTACATTAGTTGGCCAACAGTTGCAAAAGCAATTGGACTTTTTAGAAATGGCATCTGCTGCTGCTGGTATTGATTACAAGTTTACAACAGTATTCCAAGTACTTGACGGTGGTAACGGTGCAAGCACACCACAGGTGTTAGAGACTTGGGCTTTATACGGTTGCTATCTAAAGAGCGTAAACTACGGTGACGCAAATTATGGTACTAGTGAGGCAATGACAATTCAACTATCAATTGCCTTTGATAATGCAGCACAAAGCGAAATGAGTGATACTGCTGAAACTGCTAATTCAATTGGTGGTGTATTTGCTAGAACTGCTGGAAGCCTGGCTACAGCGGCCGGTTCACAATAATAGCCAGCTAACCACTGGCCATATAAACAATGTCATTTGGTCAAGACTTCCTTAAAGGCTTCGTTGGAGACAACGCCTTTAGGGATTATACACACGCCGATAAAACTTTTAGAACCAACGGGTACGAGCTTGCTCCTCGCCTTAAGTTCTTATTTCATACGTTTTTCAACATAAATCTTGCAGGAATTCCAGCACTTCAATCTGTTTTTGGTGCAGGAGATCTTGCCAGCGTAGGTCTTACTGTTAAGACAATCGATTTACCTAGCTATCAGATCAGTGTTGATACAATGAATCAATATAATCGTAAAAGATTAGTGCAGAATAAAATTGAGTATCAGCCCGTTAAGATCACATTTCATGATGATGGTGGCGANCTGATACGAAATATGTGGTACAACTACTANAGTTACTACTACAAAGATCCTAGTCAAAAGTACGAAGGTGTNCCAAACGTCAACGGTACCAGCGGTAATTTACAAACAACTCCGGCCGGATATAACTACAATGTTCGAGATTTATATAATAAAGACCGATTTGTAAATGACTGGGGTTACATAGGCGAAGGGTATTCAGACGGTACTGAAAGCCCTACAGGTAAACCACCATTCTTCAATGATATTAAAATCTACGGATTAAATCAACACAAGTTTGCTGCGTATGTACTGGTTAATCCAATGATCACAGATTGGCAACATGACACCTATGACTACAGCCAAGGCAATGGTGTAATGACACATACCATGACCATCAAATATGAAACTGTAAAATATTATTCTGGAGCTATTGGTGCAGTACGCCCAGATACAAATGTTGTTGGGTTTGCTGATCCTAACCGATACGATCAAATACTGAGTTCACTAGCTCGACCTGGAAGTCAGGCAACTGTGCTTGGCCAAGGCGGATTATTAGATGCTGGCGTCGGCATCTACGAAGACTTACAAGCAATTATGGACGGACGAGGCGGATTACAAAACGTTATTGGTGCAGTACAAAAATCGCTTAACGTTCAAAATACACTGTCTAAAACTAATTTAGCAAGTATTGTACGTAACGATGCACAACAAGTACAAAATCAAGTTATTCAAACTGCACTTCCTGGAGCAGTTCGACAAGCCATTAATACAGCCAACGGATATGTATTTCCAAAATGACCAAAGACATAATATATGGGATCAGTTAACACACTAAATCCTAACACTGATCGCAGTGTCAAAATTTTTGATGAATTCTACGACTTTACATTTAATGTTCAAGGCGAAGAATACGATGCAGTTTTTAGTTATTTTAAATCAATATACACAACCAAAGAAGCCGCTGGTAATTTTACAGTAACGTTATTCAGAGTAGCGGCCTTACAAAATGTACCAGTAATGAGTTTATTAGCTCAACTCCAAGGTGCAAATGGTGCAGAAGTTAGCTTGACTTTAGCCTACTATCTTAATAATGTACGTAGCAGTTCTACGCTGCTAGGAGTAGCACAACCTACACAACCTAACTATTACGTGGCACGAAATGTAAGAGCATGAGTAGATTTGCACAGGGTAATTATCAAGTACAAAATCCTTCTAAGTATGTAGGCAAAGGAACACCTAGATTTAGATCTGGATGGGAGCATGCGTTCATGAGGTTTTGCGACAACAATAACAACATTATGCAATGGGCTAGTGAAAGCATAGTAATACCCTATCGTCATCCACTGACTGGAAAAATGACAAATTACATACCTGATTTCTTGATAACTTACAAAACACGTAGCAACACACTTAAAGCAGAGTTAATAGAAATTAAACCTAAAAAACAAAGTGTCATTGAAAGCAAATCCAGTGCCAATGAGCGTGCAATTGTGGCAGTCAACTACGCTAAATGGGCGAGTGCTCAAAAATGGTGTCAAAAGAATGGGTTGACCTTCCGAGTGGTTACCGAAGACGATATGTTTGCAAAAGGAAAAAAGTAAATTATGCAAAGTTATACTAAGTATTCGTATGACAACATATTATCTCTATAAAAAAACTCATAACACAACAAATATAAAATATCTTGGTTTTACACGCAAAAATCCTTACAAATATAAGGGTTCTGGAATAAGATGGATTGCCCATCTCAAAAAACACGGCAATGACGTAACCACTGAAGTTTTGTTTGAAACAAAAAACCACAATGAAATACATACTCAAGGAGAATACTACAGCAAACTCTGGAATGTAGTAGAGTCACGAGACTGGGCCAATTTAAAACCGGAAACAGGAGAAGGCGGCGGAGTTCTTGGCATGCATAAAGGAAAAGTCAGACCTATAGAACATATTAATGCTATGAAGGCAGGCTGGAGCCGCATCAAACAAGAAGGCTATGCACCGTGGAACAAAGGAGTCACTGGATTAAAAGGTCCATGTAAAGCTATTGTACTGATTTCACCAAACGGAATAC